ACCACTATGGCTGGGGTGAGGAAGAGGTTTGCAATAAAACCGCCTAAGGCTTGTGACGCTACTCTTGAGAGATTCTCGAAGTTCGTTAAGACTTGGGTCCAGCAGAATTTGACTCCAATATCTGCTGATGAGGACGTGACGGTTGAGCGTTGGCTCGCCCACAGTACCTACCCCGACTGGCGCAGAAAAGAGCTGTGCGTACAGTGGGATGGCGTCGGGAGCATATGGGACCCAGATAAGTCCCGTCGCTACTTCCGATGCAGTTCCTTCATGAAAGATGAGTTCTATCCGACCTTCAAGCACGCCCGGGCAATCAACTCCCGGTCTGATGAGTTTAAATGTGCTGTTGGTCCCATCTTTAAGCTAATAGAAGAAAGGGTATACGAAAATCCCGCTTTTATAAAGCATGTCCCTGTGGCAGACCGGCCTGATTATATAATGAACCGGCTGCACCGTGAAGGAGCTAAATATCTCGCAACAGATTACACGGCTTTTGAGTCGCTATTCGTCGAGAAGTTGATGATCGCCTGTGAATTCCAGCTATATTCATACATGACACAGCACCTGCCAGATGGTGCTAACTTCATGCGCCTTGTTCGAGAGGTGTTGGGCGGCGAAAATTTGTGTGTCTTTAAACACTTCCGTGTTACGCTGAAAGCTACACGGATGTCAGGGGAGATGTGCACTTCCTTGGGCAATGGGTTTTCAAACCTGATGTTCATGTTGTTCACCTGTGCAGAAGCCGGGTGTACTGAAGTTGTAGGCGTGGTTGAAGGGGACGATGGTCTCTTTACCATGATTGGGAACCCCCCCAAAACAGAGCACTTTGCCCGTCTGGGGCTGGTGATTAAGGCGGAAGAGCATGACACAATCTCGACCGCCTCCTTCTGTGGTATAGTGTTTGATCCCGATGATCGCATTAATGTCACAGATCCGGCTAAGGTCCTAGCGACCTTTGGTTGGACGCAACGAACGCATAATAGATGCCGGCAGTCGAAACTGACTGGCCTATTACGTTGCAAGGCTCTGTCTTACGCATATCAATATCCCGGTTGTCCTATAATACAGGAACTTGCGGCATACGGTTTGAGAGTGACATCGCGTGTCACCAATTCCGCAGCGCTAAAGTTAATTGACCGAAAGGGGTATAACCGCTATGAAAGTGAGCGGTTGCACCTCGCCGTAGACTTAGGGTACATACCTAAGAAAGAGACTGGGATGGGAACCCGGCTCCTTGTTGAAAAACTATACGGTTTCACCGTGGAACAACAATTCCATATTGAGGCGTACTTGCGTTCTCTCGATAAACTCCAGCCCTTGGACGATCATGTCCTTGTAGCAAAACTACCCTTATTGTGGGGAGACTATTTCACCGGTTATGCTCACCGGCCTGATAGGTTGGACGTTAATCTTGAGTATCCAGCAACGCAATTTCACTCTTATCCTGGGTTCAGGCAAGAGTGGGTGAAGGATAACCACCGCTAGCAGGCGGTGAAGAGTGTGTGTGCCTCTGAAGTCACACACTGCCCAGAGCTTGTGGCAGGTATAACAATAAGGCTTAGATGTTAGTTGTTCTTACAACTACGGGGGAAACACGTCAGCACCGTTTCTTAGAG